CTGTGTTTTTTATTCCAGACTCCCATAGTCTCCAAACATCTCCTTGTCCTTCAACTAGTATAGCGGTGCCACATGATTTTATAAAATCTTTAGATTTATTTAGAGCATAAAGCCATATGCTTTTTGAAAACCCTTTGCTGTTTTTCCACTTCATGTTGCTGTTCTCAATCATTGATCTCCCAACACATCCAACAAGAACACCATGTTCTTCATCATAAACTGGAACAACAACTCTGTTACTCATTGGTTTGCCAGCGTCCAAACAAACACCAATATCAAACTCATTTAAGACTTCTTCACTAAAGCCACGTCTTAGATAATAGTTAGAAGGCATATGCAGTCTGGATCTAACTTTGTCTCTAGTGTGATTTCTATTGTTCAATTTTGTTTCTTGTCTTTTGATCAATCCAAATTCTAAAGCAGAAGGGCCGTCTTTAAAGGTTACATTTTTAGCATCTTCAAGAACCTTGTTTCCATCAACTGCAAAAAAGCCATCGCAAAATTCAATAACTTCGTAAAACTTTACAATAGAGTCTTGTTCTATTTTTCCAGATTCCCTAGCATCTCTTGTAAGTAAGGCTCTTATAAGACCAATAGGAGTATTGATGAACTCAGACATACAGGTCTCTCCATAACTTTCAGACCAGCATTTCCATCTTCCGTAATATGGATGGTCAGGTTCTAAGTTAATGGAGAAACCCATAGGATTTTTGCCTCTATGAATTGGACATGGGCATGAACCAAGACCCACTTCCATTCTAGTTCCAAAGTGTTCAAGTACTCGATAGATGTTGTTGATAATTAAATCATCGTACACCTTGAGTTGTTTAGATCGTTCTTGTTTATCTTTGGACAAACTGAAGCTCATCAAAGCGTCTTTCATCAAAATGGTTTTTCAGGATCAATATCTTCTTCTATTTTGAACTCTTCTTGTTTGTCATCGAGTTCGTTATCGAAGCCTTCTTTTTCTTTTTTGTTTGCAAGTATGTATTCTGACTTAGTAAAGCCTTCGTCAATTCTTCCAAACTCACCATTGAGGTGCATGTTAATATAATCAAAGTCATCAGAAAGTCCACCGCCATGTCTAGCGATCAAAGGCACTAGTTTGCGATTTCCGCTTTCGCCGCCATCTTCAGCTATTTCCTCTTCAGATTTTTTCTTAAAGATTGTCAAGCTGCTACAGAACCATGAAAGCCTATCTGATCCACTAATCACATCTTCAGATTCACGAGTAATTCCATCTCTGTTAAGCTGAACAAAAGATAAGCAAGGAACTTTCTCTTTAATCGTGAAGTTTACAAGCTGTTGCATTTGATAACCCAAAGCTTGGAACTCTTTCATATCGTTCATTTGAGATGCGCTAGTTAGCTTTAAGTAGTCGTAGATGATTAAGCATGGGTTACTAACTCCATTCTCATCATACCCAACTTCTTTCTTAATCCATCGTCTCATTATGGACAATGTTTCATCAAAGCTAGTTCCTGCAATAGTCACGTACTTATAAGGAATCTCTTTTAGTCTTTCTACGCCTTGTTTTACGCGCTCTTGTAGACCACTAGATTTTCCAAATTGACCTGTGGAAATATCATTGATAGTAACGTCAGTCATACTGGCTAAGAGGCGATGGATATGATCTTCTCTAGACATTTCAGTATCAAGCATTAAAACTGGTATTCCAAGAGTGCCAGCTACATGCAAAGCTACACTATCAGCAAATAGACTCTTACCAGCCTTTGCTCTAGCAGCTATTAAATCTACATTGCCTCTCCTAAGTCCACCACCGATGGACTTATCAAACCTAGAAAAACCAGTACTAATACCCATCATCTCTTGTGGGTTATCTATTAATGACTGAATGTATTCGTCAATGTCTTGACCAATATCTTCTGGTTCATTGTCAACTCTACCTTCAAGTCTAGAACTAAACTCGAAGAAAGGAGTTTCACCTATACTAATGATTTCACTTATGCTTTCGTCGCCAGTGACATCTTTAATCTTTATTTTTATTTGAGATGCAGTCTTATCTACTTCTCTAGCTATCTCAAACTTTACAAGTATAGCTGCTTGATGTTTTACGTTAGCTTTTTCAATGTTTATTGCAGAGAGTCTCTTATAGTAGTCTTTTGGTACTCTTTCCATAAACACAGAATCTAGATCTATTTTCTTTGCTGCCGCATAAAGAGTGGGCAAGTCTACTGTGTCAGAGTCTTCAAATAATTTTTTCAGACAACTCCATACAATTTGATTTTCTTCTAGAGTGAAGGACTGTTCTGTTATTGCTCCATCAATATCTACAAAAGAATCTTTGCCGTGTTGTATCAGTCCGGCTAGTACTGCTTTTTCTGCTGCTTTGTTGCTTAGTTCCGACATATATTTTCCTTTCCATTAACCTACACATCTACTACAACGATGATAACTACCTGTTTTGTACGCTGGGTTTATCTCCTCCTTTCTTCCACACGTATTGCAAGTTACTTCAACCATTTTAACAGGAGGTCTGCGAGGAGTAAGTTTAACGTCAGGTGTATCAAACTCTTCTCCTACAGCCTCTGACCTGTCATCTACAAATTGATTTTCTCCAACCTGTATTGGTTCTTTTCTTCCGTATTGTCCAGCAGGAAGACTCTCACGTTTCATTGTGAAGTCTTCTATCTCCGACCGCATCGGCATTTGTGCTGACACTTCGTCGGAGCTTGTTGGCTCTGTGTTTGTTGCTCCTGCTGATTCGTTTTTTCCTTCTGGTCTGACTTCTTCTCCTGTGAGAAGAGCATACCCCTGAATAACTTTTTCAAAATCATTTTCTAGTATTCCATTTCTTATTAGTTCTAGTGGTGACATGTTATCCCCTACTGTACTTTCTTCTGCTTAGTTCAAGCAATGTATCTGCTTGTTTTCTAATGTCTCTTATGATGTCTAATGATGATGCTACATTGCCATCAATCACTCTTTTGACACGCCAAACTTTTTGCACAAAATCGTCTTCCCTAATTACAGAGTTGACTTTAACTTCCCATTTGGTGTATTTATCAAATTGATTTGAAACTTTTGAAACTGCGTAGTTTATAAATTCTTCGCACCATTTCGCTTTAGCAACTTCTTTGTTATGTTTCTTTTGTAGAAAATTACAATAGTTGTATATAGCGTATGCTTTTTCACAACATTCTTCTGACGTAAGAGATTTTAGCTCAAAGCCGGTAAGTGATAATATTTTTTCTACTTCAGAGTTTGGTTCTACATGAACAACGTCAGACATGTATGCGTCTAGTCTGCCTACAAACTCTTCTAATCTATCTATTGATAATGGATTCTCGCCACTCATCTTCAGTTCCTGAATAACTTAAAACAATAAGTTCGATGTCATTATTCAAAAGCCAGTTAGCCTTATCTCTGTCTCTAGCTTTTGATTTTCTGAAACCTTTTCGGTCTCCATGAAAATGAGCAACAAACTCAAAATGTTGTCGCCCATGAACTTCTACCGCCAACGAATGAGACGGAATGAAGAAGTCAACGTAAAGCGTAGACTTTCTTGAAGGTTTGTGAGAACCAACAAGCGGCACTTCTTCAAGGATTGTATCATAGGGAAACTGCTCACGGAGTAACTTTCTTGCTAAAATATGCAATTTACTTCGAGGTCTTGTCTGATCCCCTGAAACTACGCACTTTGACAGGTTCCAATTTCTTTCACGACCATCGAAACCTACCGCCTTCAAAACAACATTTCCTTTAATGAATTTTGCAAAGCAGGCCAAAGATCATTTGCATCAAGAAAGTCTCTGAGCTTTTGTTGACCCTGAAACTTTACCAGCTTCGTAATTTTTTCTTCATCGTCTTTGTCGATTCCTTCAGCCTCTAAAAGTTTTTTAATTGGCTTAGGATCATCAACCAAGAAGTCGCAGGTGTACCAAGCTCCCGCCGCCGAGATCAAATCAAAATCATTTGCTTGGTCAAATAGTTCTTGCTTGTAGTCGATGCCTGTTCCATACCGAAGCCAGCCAATGGCCTCAGCTCCTACAAAGCCGCCCAACGCAGACGTAATGACTTTCCAGTGCAGCGCTTGTCCAATCTGCCTTCCGTCGCTCTTTTCTTTCCACGCTTGAATCCAAGCGATTTCCAATATTGTGTCGGCTTGATAACGAACCTTTACGCCGCCATCAGCTACTTTCTTTTTACCCATGCCGCCAGTATTGGCGATGAAGTGTGTAATCATGAT